TAAATTAATATATGCTTTTGTATTATACTTTGCTTCATCAAGCATTTTTGCCCGTCGTTCTCCTTCTTCTTTTGTTGCCGCATTAGCTTTTACCATTGTTTTGATAGCTTCAAACTGTACTTCAAATTGCTGTTCTTGTATATTGTCCATAGTTGTCTATTATAAATTTATTTTCAAAGATAAAGCTTTAATTTGAAATTCAGAGGAATAAAAGAGGTTTCTTTGCTATCTTTCTTTGTCCGCTTCGGCTCACTGAAAGAAAGTAGCGGCGGCAAATGCCGCCGTTCTTCATTAACAGGTTACAATGTTCTTGACGGGCGTGTTATATTCCAACCACTCTTTTACACATTCCATGTTATATTCACTTGTTATCACTGCCTTATCTGTGCCTATGGGAGTGAAACGGGTGCTTTCGTAGCTGTCTATCCACCCTTTCAGGGAACAGACACCCCATGTTTTCACATCTTCAAAAATAGTGTCTAATGTGCCGATGGGGTCGCCGAAAGTGACTATCATTGCATCGAATGTTGTTTTGTCCGGCAACAGTTCCAAATACTTTAAAGAGCCGGAATCGTCCGCCTTACGTCCGAAAGACCAGTCATAGGAATAAAATTCATCACCCCACTGGTGCGGCGTGTCGAAACGTACTTTCACGCTGACCGTATATTTATCCTCTGTGGTGTCCTCGATAACACCCGTTACCAGTAAGCCCGTAAATATGCACTTGCAGCGTCTGCCGATAATCCTTTTGTTTACTTCTGTCGTTTTCATAAATGTAATTTTTAAATTGTTATTGTACCTTTTTCTTTACTATCCATTCGTCCCGCCTACGGCGACATTCATCAAGCGTTTTAGCTACTGTACTGAATAGTTCTCCATCTGTATGGCGGTAATCATATTGATAATAGATTTGTCCCCTAAATGCGCCTAAACAGCATTTGACATATTTTTCCTCTCCCGGTGTTTGGGTAATGCTTACCCCGTTTTTGTTTAAACTTTCCATATTGTTATAATTTAAAATGAGTTATCAGATAATCAGAAGTGAAAGCAGGACAATGAAAATAAAAGCCATACAAAACAAGTAAACGGCAGAGATAAACAACCGGAGAACGAACCGGATAATAAAAAAGCCTATGATTAGGGCTATCCACATTCCGGCGGTGCTGGTGGCTGCCTGATAGATGATAAAAGCAAGTATAAACCATCGTAAAAAAGTCGTTATCTTATTATATACTTTCATTGTCTTGGTGTGTTGTGGGTGGATTGCTCCACCCGGTTAATAATCAGGCGCAACGGAAAACAAAGCCGTTATCCATCCAGTAATCGGTTATAAACAGGTCACGGGCAAAAGCCGAATAATCAAAGTAGGTCTTTGCGAACTCCGGCAGGTCGTAACATTCCTCTACGATTTCATAGGCGTAATCTTCCTCGTCTTTATATTCTCCCTGATATTCGTCCTCAAAAGAAGAAATAAGGTCGTCCGCATCTTCTTCACTTATATCACTGTTGTGGTGGTCGCACCATACGAAAAACGCTTCCTGCTCGGTTTCGTTTAGTTTCTCGATGGCATCCCGAAGCTCAAAGAACTTATCAGAAAGCCAGCTTTCGGAAATCAGGGCTTCCGGGATATTCTCGTAATCCTGAAACATAAATTCCGGGTCTTGGTCGTCCTTGTGCAGTTCCCGGCACGCTTCCAAAAATTCGTCCTTGTCCGAATAGTCGGAAAGGTCTAACCACTTGCCGAAAAGTGAACCGTTATTATACTTGTTGTAAGTACCTACATAAACTCTTGCTTCTGATAATGTTACTGCTTCCATAATTCTGTGTCTTTTAAAATTTATGCGGATTTGAGAGGTAAGGGAGTTGAGTTTCATAACCTTTTTTCCTGTTTCTCGTAAATCTGACTTTTTTTTATGCGTTTCCGGTCGGGGCGGTCGTTTTCGTTTCATATAGGCATGAAAGGGTAGTGTTTAGGCTTTGCAAGATTTTAAAGAAAAATACTCTTTGGACGAAGTACAACAGGAAGATTTTTATTTAAACCCTTTAGGGCTTGACCTTGCAAAGACGTGAAGAACACGGAAATACCTTTGCCTATGTGATACGAGAATAACTGCTCCGGCTAGGGACTGCCTAAGAGGAAGATTTACAATAAGAGAGACTGGAAAAATGGTTTTATTTTAAAATTTAAGTTTTGGTTTGAAAGAAAAATCTAAGATTTATTTTATACCGTTTTGATTATATGTACTTTTGTCCCCTGATAATAAAACTATGCAATCTATTAATTTACAAAGACTATGAGCTATATCCAGAACAACCTACAAGCTGGCGAAGTAATAAAATATAAGGCAGATATTCACTGGTATATATTCGTATATCCGGCAATACTGTTATTACCGGGTGCTTTCTTTTCTTCTGCACAGACAGGTTTCATTTATTATATCGGCTTACTTCTGTTATTATTGGGACTGTTCCAGTTGATAAAAAGAGTTCTTCTAAAGATGGGGGCTGAATATGTTGTCACAAATAAAAAGGTCATTCTAAAATCAGGTATTCTAAGCCGGGACGCTCTCGAATTAATTTTAAGTAAATGTGAGGGACTACGCATCAATCAAAGTATTATGGGACGTATTTTAGGTTTTGGTTCTATTGTCGTAACTACGGGTGGGGCAACAAATCAATTTAACTTTATAGCCAATCCTATGAAGTTCAGGAACGAAATCAATGCGCAAATTCAATAATTAGATAAAGTATTTAAAGAACAAAAAAAGGGCTTACAAAAGCCCCTCGTCTGCAAAACTGTAATAGCTTTCTTCTGTCAAGATGATATGGTCTAACAGGTGTAAATCCAAGACTTTGCAGGCTCCTTTAATTTTTGAGGTGATTTGATTGTCCGGTTCGCTCGGACGTAGATTGCCCGATGGGTGGTTATGTGAGAGGATTATGCCCGAAGCATGGACTTTTAAGGCGGTTTGCAGGATGATTTTCACGTCCATTACAGTTTCAGTCATGCCGCCTTTAGAGATAAGGGAAACGCCTAAAGCCTTGTTTGCCCGATTGAGGAACATTACATAACTTTCTTCGTGGTGTTCCATACATTCGGAATAGAAAGGTTTTAAGTA